TTACATTGTTATTGCTTTTAAAATAGTTCCAAGCTCCTATTTCGGGTTTTCGATACTCATTTTTACTAGTAGCAATGAACGCCGTCATCGGTAAATTCAAAGAGGTTAAGAATGTTTGGACACGTGCTAATTTTTTTGTGACTTGTGATTTACTTCTCGCGTATTGATTAGTAAACAGGACTAATCTGTATCCCATATTCAATAATTCTTTTAGTTTTTCTCGTCTGTTTGGAAGGATTTTGACGTCTTCTGGTAAACACGGATACAAGTGTTTCTCTGAGTAACTAAGTGTGTGGTCCATGTCAAACGCTGCTACATAAGAAAATTTACGTATATTTGTAGATTGTATCCTGTATAATCCATCTGCAACCATTTCTGGTGGTGCAAACTCTGCGTGGATTTGAGATTTTTGCATGGCTTGTCGGATTTTTTCAAAGGAAACGCCTTTTTTACTCGCTATTCTTTTAATGACTCTGGTTAATGTCGGGTTCTGCTTCATTGTCAATTATCTAAAGATGTCTTTAAATAATTCATTGTATAATATTTTAATTGTTCGAGAGTTCATTCAAAGTCTTGGAATTATACATCCAGAATTGAGGACCAGCTATGGTAGTCCATGCATACCCCATTTCATTGACAATAGTAAGTGCTGCCTTAGACAATGACATCTCTTCTCCTCTAAATTCAATCTTATTGCCCTCCAAGACTCGACATGTAATATTTGCGTCTTTTTTGAATGTCAGAATTGTATCTGGTGTAATACCAAGAGATTCCAAATTACATCTTTTTTTGTTACGAGATGTAGGAGATGAACTACCGCTTCGCCCGGGCGCCACGACCCAATCTGGTAGCTTTCCCAAATTCGACACGTGATATTTAGCCAATTGCACTGGAAAATTACGAGCTCTGAATTGCATTCTATCAACAATTTCCATAAAGTCAGAACAATGAGCGTCGCATGTAAACCCGTGATGTTTTTGAAGGTATGTCTCAAGCTGTTTATTTATCCTAGTATTGGCCCGATCAAATCCATATTGCGTCCAATTAGTTGACATGTTTTTGATAAAAGCCGAGTCACGTTCGTCTGGGTGAATGATATCCCATGGGTCTGTAGTGCTAGTCGTATTATTGTCCGCAATTTTATCAGAGGTTTGTGCTACCGGTGGTGGGTTTCCTGGTGGCGGACTCTGCAACTTCACCACCGGATTAAAAAACTTATCAAAGAAGTCCTTGTACTTATTCCATAAATCCCGACGCTTTTTACATTCGGTTTCAATAATTTCTATCATCTTATTTACATTTCCACAAAAAGTTTCAGACCCCTCCACGGGATTTCCAAATTGTGATTTAAATTCTTTCTTGATTACGTCCTCTGCGTGTTTATACGAAGGGGTGTGGTTGTCGATGTCAATCACACCGGGGCAATAACAAATTGATATGATTTTACAGAACCGGTAATCACGCGATTTTAGGCGTTCAGAGATGTTACCAGTTCTTCCCATTTTGTAAATATTCGTATTCAAATGTGCTCGTTCTTGTAGTAGATAAATCCAACCGTTCATTTGTTATTTCATTTATTCGTAATATATTCATTTTAACAAATGCGTAAAGAATTAACAATTGCTATAATCTCGACCGTTGGATATGTATTAATGTATATCATATTTGCTGTGACATTTCTTCGGGGATACATTTTAAGTAACCCTTTCTGGTTTTCTGGGGTAACAAACTGTATATTTGAAATGTCGGAGCAAGATTTTTCCCATGAAAAGAATTGCTTATGTCCGTCGAGTATAAATTTCAATAATTGTGTTAAAACTGGTAAAAAATACAAAAATACACCAAATGAATGTGCTCCGTGTGACATTAAAATGCCTCCCGGAATCGTCGCAATTAATATTATATTACTAATCTTTTTAGTGATATTAATATTGTTGTGGATAAATGTATTTACCAGAACTGTTAAATTTTAACAAATAGCTCTTTTGGTATAACCTAAAGAGCTAGTTTTCATAAATAAATGTCAGGAGAGAGCGAGTCTAGCGATTCAGACAGTTCTAAAATAATCACCTCTGACGAAGAGGGAGAATTTTTAGAAGAAATTACGACGACTGAAATAGAAATGAGGGGTGAAAATGTTCAACGACATACCTGTCGGATTTGTCTTGAAGATTATCCCTTTGATTTCGTCAGTCCTTGTGATTGTCGTGGGTCTTTACAATACGTACATAAAACTTGTTTAGATGAATGGAGACTTCGACATCATGCCGAGCATTCTAATAGAAACAGATGCCAACAATGTTTAGCACCGTTTAATTATGAAGTAGATGATAACATTGATAATTTTTCTGATTTTCTTTCTGACGACGTAGATGATTTCAAAGAAAATTATGAACTAGCGGCTTGGTTTTTGTTATTATCATGTAATGTCATCGTGTTAATAATTTTACTTACGTGGGCACATTCAGTTATTCATCAACGCAAATACAATCAGTTATTTTTCACTTCATTCATAGTGACGACCGGTAATGTTATCTTAATCCCTATTACTGCTAAAGTTTTGAGCTTATACCTGTTTCCATACATACTGTGGGCAATATTTCAGATGTCAATACTGTGTATGTTGGTCATTGATTTGGACTTACCAGTGTATATTTTACAGGGTACTACTTTTGGTATTAGTATGATATTTCTATCGTATCACAAAGATAAATTTTAATTTTATACATATTGTGTAAAATTAGGCTATGTATGCGGTTAAAGTTCGTAGGAACAGAGGTAAATCTGATATTTCCAATGGTTCAGAACCACTGGTAAACAAGAACACATCGTAGTTTCTGTATATTATATCATTGGTAAAATTCTTACCTTCACTTTCATATTTACCCAAAAAATGTCGGTAATTTGCTCTATTCTTTCTGAGAAATTCTGGGCAACTACATTTTGCTATTAACCTATTTGGATCTTTTAATGCCATATTATTCGGTAGCATATCATCTACTTTTAAATAAGAAAAGTTCAATTTATTGGTGAATAACCTTTTAGAAGGTGGTATAAATTGACCCTGTTCTCGTTGAATTGTTTCTTTGTTCATTATCGTTGTAGTAGACGCAACTATACCATTTACTAAATCCGGATTAGCTAATGCCACGATCATAGGAGGAATCGTAGTTAAAGTAGCCAGTTTTAGTCTTCTGTAACGTGTAGCTGTACACATGAAAGAAAAATCTATCAAATCATAATCAATATCATAACTCAAAATAAGTAAACTAGCGATTTCGGCGTTCGATGTATCTTTAATTATGATGGTTCCAATTAACATTTTTTTCGACGGATCTGGTTTATACCCAAAACAATCAGAAGTTCCTAGAACCGAATCCGGAGGAATGTCTTTTAAAAATTTTAACCTAAATCTTTTAAATCTTCGGTGTTTGTTTTTATCGACTTCTCTTACTGCTATGCTTAATATTTTTCTTAAGATATTTACTTTTTTCTTATTTTCAAGTTCTTTTTGACTCAATTCTTCAAAAAACTCAAAACCTCCACCTCCACCAAAACCACCAAAACCACCTCCACTACCTCCACCACCACTACCGGAGTATAGATCAGAAAAACCTCCACCTCCACCAAAACCACTACCGGAGTGTAGATCAGAAAAACCTCCACCTCCCCCACTACCAAAACCACCAAAACCACCTCCACTACCACCGTTCATCGAGAATCTGTGTCGTTTACTGTACAACCAATCATACTTCTCTTTCTGCCATTTCTGGGTCTTCCCAATCCGGCCTTCGTGTGGATAGCATTTTTTTAATGGTAACTCTGGTGGTACTTCAGCGCCATATATCTTTTTCAAAAACGATTTATAATTTTTCTGAACATACACGGGAAATCCTTGAAATTTTATTTCCTTTAGTGGAAATATATCACTATACTTGTAATTAAAAATATCGGGAGCTTGAAATTCATAATCGACAATTAACTTTTTCCCCTTTTTAGTAAACACAAAGATATCTAATTGTATACCGTTGTGAATACTATGATCCTTCTCGTCTACGTAAGCTAAGTTTAGATCTCTCAATTTAGCCCATATATCTGGATTTCGGGCCTCCTCGTAATAGGGATCTGTTTTTTCGTCTTGAAACCACATCCCGTTCGGGAGTTTAGTTTTATAAATAACTTTTTGTAGTTTTTTGAAATCGCGATTCGTCATGGATACATCGATATCCGCGTCGTGTGGAATCCAACCTTTATGTCTAACAGCTCCAATCAACGTCCCACCGTTCAACCAATACTTAATCCCATTCTCTCGACAAACCTTATCGAAGAATTTAAAGATTTTAGTGAGACGGCGCTGACCCTTTTTTAGATTGGTTAATTCCACCCGTGTCATTTTGTATACTCGTGGTCTTTTTTTCCGAGATGACTTTTTTCTTTTCCTAGAAGACTTTTTAGTTGTTTTCTTAGAAGACTGTCTTTTCTTGACACACCCATGTGGGCATCTTTTTCTAGAACTTTTCATTTATTATAATAAAATGAAAACAACTAGAAATCTTAATTCTAAATATGTTATGAGAGATCCTCCCCTAATCGATGATAATCCACTTGTCCAAGTTTGTATGGGTTATGCCGGTTGTGTTCCAAATGGTGATTTATTTTCTTCCTGTAAACTTGCACCTGGAAACCAATGGGCTCAATGTCAAAATCCAGGTTTTCTGGATAAAAATCAAACCGCGGCGCAAGGGGGTGATCCTGCTACTGGTCCTACGACATGTTACTTCAACAATGGAACAACAGTAACAATTGAAGATCTCAATGAGCCCGGCGGCGGACTCCCTTGTATTGCGTCGGTTCAATTGGGCCCTAATGATGGTAATCCCAGGAATGATTTTGCATGCTATGATGCATTGAAGCAGAATGGTTGTATAACTTCGAGCCCCGAACCAGCACCGAGTCCACATCCAAAACCACATCCAAAACCACATCCAAAACCACATCCAAAACCACATCCAAAACCACATCCAAAACCAGCACCAAACTCAGGTACATGTTACAGACTTAATTGTAAGACCTCAGGCGGCCGCTGCTTGTGTCGTGATGGTCTTCCTATATGTGGGAAAGTATCTGATGGAAAAGGCTGTGAGGGGGAATCTGTGGAGTGTAACGCCCCGGGTTACTCATGTTTCACTTCCAAAGCTGAATGCCAAAAAGCCAAAGCTGGATGCTCCTCATCGCCACCGAGTCCACCGAGTCCACCGGGACCATCACCATCACCATCACCATCACCAGGCAAGTTAGGAGGTAAGTGTAAAGAGGATAAAAAATGCGATGGCAACTTAAAATGTAAGCATAATAAATGTCATCATCCATCACCAGGGCCATCGCCAGGGCCATCACCAGGGCCATCGCCAGGGCCA